CAGAAGGAACCATCTTGCGCTTTTGAAGATTTCCCGTGAGGAGGCCATTTGTGGCATCCCCGGAAAAGATTTCTTTGATAGTGTGAACAGGAGTACAAGCCCCGGTTATCCTTGGAATATGAGTCCTCGAGTTGGCTATTCTGGGAAGGAAAGGTTCTTTGGAAAAGGCTCCGAGATTTCTATGGACGGCCCCGATTGGTTAGACTTGGAAAAGAGTTTGGATTCTATTGAGGAAGGATTAGCACAAGGACGAAGACCCGAGTTTATTTTCGCTGATTCATTGAAAGATGAGTTGCGTCCAATAGCTAAGGTCGACAAAGGATCAACACGCTTGTTCTGTCCCTGTCCCATTGAGTATTTGATATTGTTCAATGTTTACTTTAAATCGTTCTTTGCAGGCATGATGACCACTAGGATAGAAAGTGAGCCGACTATAGGTATCAATCCCTACTCTAACGAGTGGGAGATACTTAGGAGAAGACTCACTAGGTTTGGTGACGGATTTGTTATCGCAGGAGATTTTGAGTCCTTCGACGCTAGACAGGCAGCGCAGCTGCTTGAAGCTATCGGAGGATCCGTCATAGAAACGTTTGATGATCCTGAGTACAATGACATCCGTAGGATACTTTGGAAAGAGGTTTTTAATTCGTTTCACCTGTGTGGTAAAGACGTCATTGAGTGGCTACAGTCGTTACCTTCTGGACACCCGGCTACATCAGGCATCAATTGTCTGTTTGTGGGTACGGTGTTTCGAATGGTATGGATTATGGCTAACGGTGATGATTTCCACAAGATCACAGAGTTTGAGAATAACATTTCGCTTTCAGATTTCGGCGATGACAATGCTCTCAACGTAGCTGAGCCTGCTCGTGAGTTGATTAATCAGCACACTTTACCTGGTCTATTCGCAAAGATTGGCTTAGTTTACACATCTGAGGACAAAGTTTCAACACCGCCCAAGTTTAGGAAAATAACTGAGATAGAGTTCTTGAAGAGGACTTTTAGGTATGAACCTAGATATGGACGGCACTGTGCGCCTCTGAGATTAGAAACGATCTTGGAGATACCGTACTGGACGAAGATAGGACTTGAAGATAGTGTTACTCGTACAAATGTAGAGACAGCCATCCGTGAGCTGGCTCTTCATGATAAAGAAGTGTTTGATAAGTGGGTACCCAAGATAGTTGACTTGAGCCGTAGACGTATTGACTACGTACCACTCGTAGTGGATCGTAACGTTCTGTTGGACCAAATAGCTAAATTGGATATCCATTATTAGGCACACCTCAGTCTTTCTGGACAATAGACTTTAAACTAAGAAAAACGCAGAAATGCACAAAAACAGTCCTATGAGGAGATTTGTTAATTTGATTCATAAACTTTTGACATGAACTTTGGAGAGATGGAAAATCTAGAAACATTAAATCTCTTTTCACTATGCTTGTCAAATTAAAGTCCTGCTCTATTTAGAGTTACGCAGCACGATGGGACGGTTAATCACCATTATCGAGCGAATTCTAGTGCTCCGAAAAGCGAAGGTCCGCTTTAGGAAAAGAAAACGACCTGCAGCAAATAATCCCATTAATAGTACTATTGTTACCGTAGAGTCAGATGTTCAGACACCTGGTTCAACTCAATTTGTCAACGAAGCTGTTTCTCGCGTTGCCAAACGTGTTTCAACGCAATGTTTGCCCGAAAGCCTTCATGCTGCTACTAAGACAGGAGCCATTGATGATATCCATTCTTTTTTAGCAAAACCTGCTGAGTTAGCTCACGCCATTTGGGACACTCAAGCAGCAGGTGATTTGCTACTTACTTTGTCGACTCCTGTCGATATTTTAGCTTATCCCTTGTTTGCTCAAAAGGTTAGAGGTTTCTTCGGCTTCAAGGCCACCACTGTCATTAGGATGCAAGTCAATTCCAATAAATTTCAACAAGGTCGCTTGCTTATGGTATTCGTACCTCAAGCGGGCATTGCCGATACTTACCCTGGAATTCGTTTGCGAAGCCTTATGGCAGCCACTCAGCTTCCCCGTGTGGAATTGGATTTGTCTCTTGACACTCAAGTCACCATGGAAATACCTTATGTCAATCCTTGTGCTTATTTTAACATGTGGAACGAGTCGAATCCGATAGGAAAGGTTTATGTTCTTATTTATTCCCCTTTAGCCACTGGCACAGGAGGTTCCGATCATGTCGACATTTCTCTTTGGGCTTCTTTCAAAGATGTAGAATTGGTTACTCCCACGTTTATTCCAGAAATGGGTAGGCCCTCTAAAGCTGTGGCTTCTCAGGAATCCGACGAAGTAGCTTACAGATCTATGTCTTCTATTCTGAGCAAAGGAGCTTCCATTGCTCAAACCTTTTCTGGCGTTCCTATGCTGGCTTCTATAGCCGGTCCCACAAATTGGTTTCTTACAGCGGCTTCTAAAGCCGCGGCAGCTTTTGGTTACTCTAAACCTATTTTGGAGGATCCTTTGATGAAGGTTTATACTGTTGGGCAGCTGAACATGATGAATTACGATGGTAATGAAGTTGTTCCTGTCATGGCTACATGTTCGAATCATTCTGTTGGAGTTTTACCTTGCTATGCTGGTACCGAGCATGATGAGATGGCTATTTCGCATATTGCTTCTATCCCTGCTTTCGTCACTGCTGTAACTTGGAACGACACTATGTCTCATAATGTTCTCCTTTGGAAAACTGAGGTGGAACCCAATGCTTTTTCTTCCGTGGGTACAGCCGGTCTTAGACAGTGGAAAGACACAATTCCAGCAGCTTATTTATCTAATTCGTTCAATTATTGGAGGGGGTCCTTCATAATTACTTTCAAGATAGTTAAGACTGCTTATCATTCTGGTAGGCTTCTTTTTGCTTTCAACCCCGGTTTTACTGGAGATATTTCTTTGGACGATTCCCAGTTTTGCATGCGAGAGATCATCGATGTTCGCGAGAAGACTGAGTGGACTTTTACGGTTCCTTTTGTGTCTACTCGCCAATATCATGTTTGCGATTTACCCAATTCTGAGCATGGTACTGCTTTTGATGCCACTGGTTCTATTAGTCTTTTTGTTTTGAATGAGCTTGTTAGACCTGCTAGTGCAGCAGATTTTGTGCAGATTTTGATTGAGGTTTCCGCTGGGCCTGATTATGAACTTATGAGCCCCCGCGATTCCAATCAAGAGGCTTTCATTCAAGCTGGTTGGCAAACCCAGATGGGGGACGTCATAGGTCCTACTGCTTCAGGCACCATTGATTGTACTCAATGTAATGTTGGCGTTGGCAATGCTACCGTAGCGTCCCCTTCTTTAGATCCAGCTCTTTATTGCGCCGGAGAACGCATTTTGTCGATTTTACAGTTGATGAAGCGCTACACTCCCATGCGATTTCAAGACGATGTTGACGAGACGACTGGAAAGATCTCTGGTTGGGCAGTTAGGCCTTACGAGATCGGTTACATTAGAGAAACTGAAGGCAGTCCTTTACCCGCTTCTTCTGGTCCTTTTGGCGATCCTTATTGTACCTTTGGTTGCATGTTCGCATACAATCGAGGTTCTGTTAAAATAGGGTTTTTGAATATTGAATCAGTTTATGGTAGTTCGAGCGACAACCCTTGGTATTTGGGTGCCACTTTGGATTTTGATGGAGCTATTAGATCTGGCAGAAGCGTCACTTATTTGGAGAATGAGGCGCTTTACGTTCCTCCCCAGCTCGGGAGGACCATACGCTTTCTTAGCGCACCTAATTACAATGAGAATTACTGTAGGCTTAATAGACCCAATACGGGTACCAACGTTAGTCCTCTCGATCAGTTTTCATCTCATGTGCGCTTATTTGGTTTCCAAATTCCGACAAGACAAGCTAACATTCTTTTGTTCCGATCCGTTGGTGAAGATTTTAACTTTGGTTATTTTCTGGGCACACCACGGACTGTACCTGCGCCC